GAACATTTGAATTTCTTTATTACTTGACCAGATCTTTTTGTGTGCTTTATGAAGTCGTTAAAATCAACAGCCATCTCACCCTCCAAATAGCTAAACAGCCAGATTTATTATACAAAATCCGACAGTTAACCGTTGTAGAGCGACACTGCTAGTCGCAATAGACCGTCTCATCATCTAGCGAAAATGAGGACTCGACGACGGGTTCGTCTTTGTGCGACTCGCGTATTTCCTTGATGGCTTGGCAGGCTTGCAACTTATTGATGGCACGTTCAGCGGTCTTCTTGACGGTGTCAGTGGAGACGTGCAGCATGGCTGCGATGTCGACATCTGACGATGGGGTTTCCGGCATGTGGTTGGCCTCGTACGAGAACCAGCAATATCCCGAAAGTTGATCATCTATAGCCCACGGACAACCTGGCAGAACTGCCTCTTCAGCCTCAGTGAGTTCTTTCTTAGAGGCTCGCAAGGTTTTAAGTCTGAGCACCGCCAGTGGACACCACTCGTTTGTTGGTTTGTCCAGCTTCCTGGGGCATCTAGATTTGAATCTTTCCTTTAGATCGCTCATCTTTGACTCGCAGCTGTTTGCTCTAGACGTTATACTCCGCAAGTCAATATAAAAAACCAACCCCGATGTTGGGGGTTGGTCTCAACTAGGTTTCGCTAGTGTTATGCCTTTGGCGTGGTTCTTACGCCAAGAAGTTCTACTACGTGTCGCGAGCCGTTGATGGTGGTTTCTACAGTCGCCCCCACAGATTTGCTTAGGAGACCGGAAACAATATCTTGGTTCGCGATGTCTTTAAGCAAAGACTTAGACCGGAAGATCCCCTTATCTTCTGCTTCATCTGGCGTCGTAGAAGCGATGATAACGATGTCTTCGTCTGAAGACACGGTGTCTGCAGGAACGAGACCTCGGGTTTGATCATCTTTGTCAGATGACTCTTGCCAGTCTGCTAGTTTGAGCTTGTCTGCTAGGGTTGCGATCTGCTCTCTAGAGACGCCAGGCACAGAGTCCAGGAGGGCACTTGTTTTGTATTGGGTGTCGTTGAGGGCAGCATAGAAGCGCGTCAGATCTTCCTGCATGGGGCGAATCTGCTCCATGAACTGCTTAAGCAGTGCTTGAGAAACTCTCACCGCCATTGTTAAGTTTGCAACTTCGCGCTCAAGTTCTGCGACGCGGTTGACGGTGGGTTTGCTGCGCTTCTTTTGCGAATCTACGATTTTCATGCGTTACTCCGTATTTTACGCTCGTTTATCTTTTACACGATTTGCGAGAGCTTTAAGTAGCGTGATCTCTTCGCTTGTGAATGGGAGGGAGACTTGGGGCTTATCTGTCCCTAGAAGTTTTGCCAATTCTTGGTTGAGAAATTCCCGAACGCGGATCTCAATCGAGTCGTATTCTGACCCTTTTTTCTTCACGATCCTGGAGGAAAGGATATCGTTGATAGCGTTGGCTTGCTGAAGCTTTTGCTGCTCTGGCGTAAGCTTGGTTGGCGTATCCATCTTGACGACATTTGTGGTTTCGCTGGTTGAAACTGACGCAGCGAAAACTTTAGATTCTAATTTTGGTTCTGGGCTCATCTCTTTGACCTCTGGTTCTTGAGGGACAAAATCGTGTTTGGTCTTTATACTGAAACCATAACGATCCGCCATTGCGGCATAAAGTTGATATGCAGATTTAAACTGCGACAAAGATAGAGGCTCTTTGTTGTCTAAACATCTCTGCCAGTGTGCCTCAACATTAGTGTCAACCATTAGAATACGAGTGGTACTATTCTGGTCTTCAATGTCGCGCAGAACATCGATATCTTCGTCGCTAAGGAGCGGATTTCGACTATAGATAAACGGCCAAATTGTTTCACCGTACCAAGATCTATCGAAGACGATATCTTGACCTGATAGACCGACAAGCATCTCCACAAGATCATCTAGGTAGGATGGGCCGGTGTAACCGGTCCGAGAGTATTTCTTATCAGGTGCAGAGAAGTGGATGGATTTGTATCCCTGAGACTCGTAAAGCTTGGCGAGTGACGACTTAAAGCTTCTATCTACACCCTCGAGTATCACGAATGCCATAACATATCCCCCAATAGAGATATTTATACAAATTGTTTAATTTAATAAAGTTATTCTTTTTCGGTATCTGCGGCAACGTTGATTGGGTTTCTTGTCATCTTGCCTTCAACGTTTGAGGCGCGAGTCGCGCCAAATTCTTTGGCAGTCTCTTGCAATTGCTGCACGGGCGATTGGCCTGCCTTTACTGCGGCCTCAGCTGCTGCTTGTTTTCTACCTTCGGTATCGTGATCAACCTGCTGGCGCTGAAGATCTTGCTCGTGTTCCATTTGCTGCTGCTGCATTGCCATCTGTTGTTGCTGCTGATCTTTTGCTTCTTTCTGAGCCTGTTTAGTCATAAGCATATTTTGCCACTGCAGGAACATTGGATCGCCAGGAAGATATTGGAGTTCTTGTCGTTGAGTCGCGCCTGCATCGCCTAAGAAGACTTCTCGCTGCTCGCCTTTGGTCATCATCTTGTCGACCAGTCCCCAAAATGCTTGATTAAGCGGCAAATTCGCAATCGGATGGTCAATAGGTTTACGATCTTCATTCTTAAGCAGATCGTTCATAGAAGAAAACACGGTCATCTGCGCTTGACGAAGCGAGATATCGGTTTGCGCCGTGTCGTCTGTGTACCCTACGAACTTAAATTTATATTTAGATGCGAGCTCTTTATCTAAAGCAGGGACTACGTCTTGGTTGATCAGATCTTCAATAAAGTAAAGAATTGGCAGCAAACCTCTCTCGCGAGAGTACGTGATCTTGAATTGTCCAGATTCTTTAGCTTGAGATGCGGCACGACCGTTGGCGGTTGTAAGATAATCTAAACCTACTTCGATGGGGTCGATCTGAAACTGAGCACAGATGGATCGCATGACGTGCGAATTGAAGTTGATGTACTCCATCTCGCGTGCAGACCCTGACATTGGTATCCACTGGACATCATCCAGCCCTGATACAATCGGTGTGCGCCAAGCGTTATTCGAGCCCGAAATAGTATTGTAGAACTGACGACGGAAAGACGCCAGAGTGTTTTGAGTAACTGTTCCTTTGAGATGCAGGATCCCTCTAGCCGCATATCCGTGCGTAAAGTAGTTTGCATTGTAGGATTCAACGTTGAGATGGTTTGTGATCATGATCACGGCTTGCTCGACCATCGAGATCGCGTAGCCGTTGGAGTCGGCAAAGTTCTTTGGGTTGAAGAGTTTGAAGACCATGTCTTCATCGCCAAACACGTTTACGACGCGCATGTCCATGGTCTGCTGAACGTACTTTAGGTACTCCATGTCAGGAGTATTGATCTGACCGTCACCCCTTGGGTCATTGTCAGAGCGCTTTTTGTGGTAAAGCTCCAGCGCGACTTTTGCCTGATTCTCAACCGCATCCTTGGAGACGTTTGGGTTGACACGGTAAACAGTCTCTGCGGGAAGAGGGCGAAAGCGATGGAGAGAACCTTTGCGAGTAAGCACCTTCTCTACGGCGATATGGCCAAAGGTTAGTGCGTCCCAGGTGATCAACTTTACGAACTCACCGAACAGCATCTCCTCGCCGCGGGGCGTTGCGTCGGTACGACCACAGTGATAAATATAGTCTTCTAGCATCCGGATGTTATCGATATCTTCTTGGGTAACTGGTTCATTTTGGTTGGCCTTAACAAACCGGTACCCCATGTCATACTTCTTCTCCTGAGGACGAGAGAAGCGCAGAACTGTATCGCAACGAATCTGCAAAATTGCATTTACTAGCCAATCTCGCATAGAGATTTCTCTAAGGGTGCGGTTGGCTATTCTAGAGATTTTTGATTTAGAAAGAAAGTAATTATGAGCAGCGTGATCGTAATACGGATCGGTAAGTATAGCTTTGCTGCCAACGAGCTGACCCTGATCTTGAGCTTCATTTTTAGGCTGAGAAGAGTCGGATAGACGGTCGGCTTCAGACTTAGTTAAGTCCTCGATATCTTTACGAAGAGAATCAGTAACTGCTTTTTTAATATCTTCAATCCAAGACATCTTGGTCTCCAAGCTGACGGTAAGACAACCATATTATACGATCAAAAGGTCCATATAAAACCGCCGTCCGACCCTTGATCTTCGTTATCCTCTATATCAGACAGCCTTCCTATTTTACCCATCTTATCCAGGTTAACTTCCGGATTAAACGGAATGTTGTTTACCTTAGCGTACTCTTCAGGTGTGGGCGGTTTAAAGAAGCTGCCGGTAGAATCAACTAATTTAGCCATGTCTACGTCTAAGCCAGCCGAAGAAAGGATGACAGCTGACTTGCTGAATAAATTAGTCATCGCATAGCGCAAAGCGTCAATCCAGTGATCGTGCTCTGTATCAGGATCATCCGTGATTTGACCTGATGCATCTACTTTGTAATGGTAGAGCTGGAACTCCCTTATCAAGGGCTGACAAGTTTCTTGTGCAAAAAATATCTTTGGCTCCCCGGTTCCTGGGACTTTTAACCATTTCTTTATGACCTGGATGCCAGTGTTTACTTGGCCCTTGTCAGTGTTAGTTGATGTGGGAAGACCGAGCTTTCTCATCTCGACTGCGTCACCCGGATCGGCTTGATCTGGGAAGTAGAGCTGAACCCGATAAGCCTGGTGCCACTTATTCTTGACGTGGTGCATCCAGGCAGGTCGAGATATGTACGTCATACCGTCGCATCTGACGACGTAGATGTTTTCCTTAGAGTCTACGAAAAAAGTTACCAAAGTATGAGGGTTAGACCATCCCCAGTCGATACCCGAGTATGCTGGCAAACCCATTGCTAAACATTTCTTAACAAAGATATCGTGATTGCACTCGCCAGGAAATTCCTTGCCGGTAAGAGTGAGCCACATCTGATTCCATGTCCTGACGTGCGTACGCTCATCAAATTCCTTAAACACAATTCCCTCAACTGATGGTTTAAGATTCATCAGCTGTGACATTGCCCAATCAGGACCTTCGGAAAGTATCTTCTGGGCAAGTTCGTCAATCGACTTGAGCATCGGCGATGTGGATGTTTGATTTTTGGCGTCACCTAAGCAGATTGGCGCAAGAGGGCACTTGTGGCAACCAGAATACATCTCGTACGGCGCGTAGTCTTTTTTCTTCTGCTCGCTGAGTTTATTGTATTCAGACGGAAGACGCATGTCGAATGAATTTTGGTCGATATAGTATTCTTGCTTAGTCGTACCGGATCTAGAGTCTGGGCAGCGCTCAGTAAACTCGAACGCGGTCCAGCGGCGAACATGTCTCCCCTGCTTCTCGGCATTCTCGATGGCTTGATTCATTAGCCCGTATCGAGATTTTCTAGTTGAGATACCCACTCTTAGCGGCTTCTTGCCCCGCTTGGAGTCGAGCATACCAGATATCTCTTTGTATGCCTTTAATCCTTCGCCAGAAACTGTGTCGATTTCATCGACCACAACCAGCGGTACGTGAGGTCCGTTGCAGTTGTGATTTATAGTGCCATCGATCGTAACAAATGAATTAGACATCGGATTTGTCGGATCCGAATTAGAACGAACCTCAAGTTTCGCTATTTGTTTGACACCGGTTCGCTCGAGCTTTTTAATTTTAGCCATATATCACCTGGGTATATAGATCCCATGTCTAGTATCTATATACTCAAAATGATAAGTATTTATAGTTTTATAGACCGTGATGATGTTTAAAATGTGCAACACCGCGATCTACGACCGCGTCTTCGTGTGCTTTCAATTTACGTAGATCGCCACTCAGAGCATCTTCATACGTACTAGAAACCTTGTCGTTAAGCGCCTCGTGGCGAGCTGTTGTCGCGTCGTCTTTAGGTTTAGCGTTGCTATTATCGTACTCGTAATAAAGAATATCACCGGGGGATGTAGCAGAAACAGTCTTGTGATGACCGTATGCGCCCAGATTCAAAGCTTGAACATCGCCAACTAGATGGGGTTTTAGTGCCAAATTGTCGTGATCGTGAAAAACAGTAGGACCATGTTTGCCCTCATGATAAGGATCGATATTTGCTCCTATTGCTCTACTTAAACCCTTTACAGCCTCAATGCCGTGATGATCATGCACATCTTTTAAATTTTTAACAGAATCATCCAGATGACGATCAAAGGCATTGCGTAGATCTTCATGACTAAATCTTAGTCCACCATGATGGGGCATATCTGAGGCTTTAAAAGCATCTGCAGCCTTATTTTGCAAGTAACTAAGGTGCCCTAAATCAATGGATCCAGGGCTAGCATTGTTTACTAAATCTCTTATAGCACCAGAATGCTGCTGCAACGCCCGCGGAGACTTAGCATCAAGAGCGTCGTGATAATCAGCAAACATTTTATTAAGTTTAGCATTGTATTGAGTTTTGTTAGGTGCAGAATTCGCATCCACACAGGTGTAGTGGTGCATTTTGTCGTTTCTCATAGAGCCACCGCATATACATGCGTTTTGAGAAATATGAGGTGCTTTTTCCCATATGGCTTTACTTAAAAGCTGCCATTGACCGTTTGATTTTACGAGCAATTCTTCTTTGTGCGTTTTTAACGACTTGATTAAATTATTCATATCGATCTCTTGGTGGCTTTGTTTTCAAATTTAAAAAATTAAAGAAATCGTTTTCGCTTTTAAATGTCAACTTTTCATTGGTTGATTTAATCAATATAAAAGCTGGATTTTTCCACGACATTCCTTGACTTTCAAGGCTGTTTCTAATTCTACCATTATGGGCAGCCGACCCGGTTGCAAAAACTAAAACATTTCCAAGGTTTTCATCAGTGTACGGAAATATATCTAATACTATTATCTTTCTTATATTAAAAAATTTAATCTTTTTAAGATACTGTCTGCTAAGAGTTGCATTGTGATTTCTCATAGGGTTCAGGAACCAGCCCATGCTTTTCATTTTAGAATCAAGATCTTGCATAAGATGTGCTGGAATTACGAGATCGATATCGCCGCAAATAAATTTAGATCTCCTATACGAACCTGCGATTAGGTATCCGTTTATGTTAAGTTTAAAAGTTATAAACTTTACAATAAGATATACGATAAATCTTGGTAATTTTAATTGCAAATTATTTGGCACCGATATAGCCATAATGCACTCTCTAATATTAATAATATTAAATCGTTATAACGTCATCGATATCAGTAAGATGCTGCAATTCTACCCAACCTCGTTGAGTCCAAACCTTATGGTCAAGCGTTCCTTCGATTATTCTTCCATCTTCTAACTCTACTCTGACACATTCCGCATCTTCAAGTTGATTGTCTATTACTTCAACAAAACCAATAGTATTTTTAATTAAATCCCCTGGTTTAAAATCCGCTAATATTTTTGGCACACCATTGCCATCGATTGACATAGTACAAGAAGTTAAACAGGCTTTTAATGTGCATGGAATCACTTCAAGTGTGACCTTCTCACCCGTAACATTAAATACCGATTTTTCCATCGTAAATTTTTCAAGAATACGGTCGGCTTCTTGTGTTTTAGGTGGCAAAATTAACGGTTTAATTCTGTCGGACATCAGAAACTTTTGCTGATACTCGTAGCATCGTTTTGCCTGTGATAGAATCGCACCCACATGAACAACATCGCGCTGATCGTGCAAAAGTATTAGAAGTTCGGCGATAGCCATGCCAAGTGTTTTTCCAGAGCCCCTACCGGCAACGTATAGCAACTCTTGCACATTTTGCGGATTATCGTTGTTAACGCAAATATTATAAGCTTCCCATATCGCGTGAAAAGGCGTCGTATCCGCATAGCGGGAAACCTTGCAATCTGGCAGCTGGAGGTTAAAAAAGTATTTAATATAGTTCTTTAGATCTTTCTCTGTTCGGCACGGCGTAAGAAAGATCTTTTCGAGCTGCGCCATTGTCAGGTGTGCGGCTCTCTCAGACATTCTCTGAGAAGCTTGCTGCTGCTTTGCGACCTTAGTTAAGGCCGTCTGCTCGGCGCGCTTCTTAGGAAGCTCGATAAACTTCTTATAATGGTTGCCGCAGTAACCTTTTGCCTTGATCGGCTTACCGCACCCGGTGACTGAGCAAAACTTAGACTCGTCACTCATCTTCTGGGTCCTGGACTAATTGGGCCAAGAGAACAGACTCGTCGGCTGGTTCTGGTTTGGGTAGGGCTTTAGGTTTGCTTGATTTAGACAAAAGTTTAGGTTGATCAGTCTCTGCAGGAGCAGAAAGGGCTCTAACTGAGTCTGCGACTTTCGCCAGCATCTCTATTACCTGCTGGTATTCTTTTAAACTTTTGATTCTCATCTGAGGAGGAGGCGCTTTAGAAGGATCTTGGAGATACTTGCGCATCTCCTCCATGTTCTCTGTGGTAGAGACAGACACCATGTCTGTAAGAAACTCAACCTGCTCGACGGTGGATTTAACTATGCGGGCCCGAATCCTGTCATATATTGAGTTGGCTAACTTTTCACGATCTTTAACCCACCCGTTTAAGGCAGCCGTCAGCGAGATTTTTCCCAAAGAATATTGGGGAAATTTCCTGCTTAGATCTTCTAACGAATAGCCAAGCAGGAAAAGTTCGTAAACGGGCATAGCCTCTTGCTTGCCCATGGCGCCTGCGGTCTTATGCTGACGAAGATACTTTTCGGCCTCGCGGACCTGATCGAAACTAAGTCCGTAGCGTTCTTCAGCGTTCAGTCTCTTTTTTAGCAAGCGCTTTCTCCCATATAGGATGGGTAGAGATGTTGTTTATCATCTGCTGCAGACGTAACATCTCGATCATCTTATACTTGGAAACTTGCTCTTTTGTAAACCCTATAACAAGCAAGATCATAACTGATCTTTCCAGTTCGGTAAAATTATCTAATAATTCCAACATCTCGGACGTTGGTGGTGACTGTAAGTAATTAATAAGATTACTTATTATGATGTCGTTGGCGTCATTCCTGCTCTTAATCTCGATGAATCTAGACGACAGGTCGAAGTAGGGATCTTCCAAATAGGCTACCCACAGATCTTGTCTCTCGTCCTCATCTTGGGACAGAGTCTCGATCTTTCTTTGAATCATCATTAAATGTGGGTCCTTGATCCTCATACTCCGAGCTTTCTTTTAACTCAAGATCGACACTCCAAGTCGGTCCGCAGTAGGTTTTTACAAAACCGTTCAATATCTTTAAAAATTCTAAATTACCATGGCGCTTAAGAAGTCGCTTAAGCTTCCACATACCGAGTATGGAGTCGGTGTTTTTAAGCGCAATATATCTATTATAATCTTTTAGTAAAGAAAGATCAGCATAGAGTGTGTATTTTATGAGCTTAGTGTTTGAATCTACAGACAATTCTACTGCTGTAATACCTTTATTTATTATGGCCCCATAAAGGTACAAACTGTCTTTAGTTTGATCAGTAAACAGACCGTTATTGAGGAGCCACCTGTGCTGATCTAGCAGCTCGTGTACGTTGGCGTTGGTGTTCATTGCTGCTCCGTGTACCTTTTAAGTATACTCTTAAGTTCATATTTATCAATCGCGCCTGAGTAAATTTTGTCTACGTACTGTTCAGCCATACTGTAAATAGTAGGCGCAGATATTTGCGTGCGATTTGACTTAATCGTGTCTGTGAATTCAGTTTTAAAGACAACTTGAGTTCTTCGTTTTAAATCTAAAATCTTATCGGACTCCAGTAGAGCTTTGATCTCAGCGCGTGGACCTATTAGTTTTACTACCCAACGATCTGTTTCATTTAGCTCTAAAGAAGTAGATTCAGCTAAATCAAAATCTAAGGTACGCCACATAGGGAACGGTGACTCAATAAACGTCCAGGACATAGAATCTGTATCTAAGAAGGAGATTCCTTTGACCTGGTTTGCATCAGAAGCCGTGAGACTCGTCGGAGTTCCGGGATATACAACATGTCCCTCATTGAGCGACTGTTTCTTGTGGATATGTCCAGAGACCACAGTGTATCCCTGAACCTGAACAAGTGGTATACCATCGTCTGCAAATTTGAACCCATAGTCAGCGCCTATAAATGTGTTGTGAGTTACAGCTATATCCGTTTTAATATCTGGCCAATCTAGAGGATTGGGTAGATAAGGGATGTAGGTAGCACCGTCTAATTGAATTATTGAATCAACTACTGTTACGCCCTTAACATCCCTAAAAACCTCTAAAGCGTGATATTTGCTGCAGTTAGGCTTCCACATATCGTGGTTACCGAGCAACATAACCATCGGTATCTTCATATCAACCACACGAAGGATATGAGAGTTAACCAGAGACAAGACTTCAGCACGTATAACGGCGTGATCGTCAAAGGTGTCGCCGAGATTGACGATCAGATCTGGCTTATGCTCCTCTGCCGCACTTTCAATCCAAGAAAGAAGCTTCTCACCCTCGGAGAGATGGGTATGACGGATATGTGGGTCACCTATGAACATAATCTTAGACACGGTATTTCTCCATGCGCTCTGCCCAGCGTATCAATCTTGGATCTAATAACTTTGGCGGAACAGTCAACTTTAACTTGAAGAACACAGTTATGCCGCGCAGGACAACTAGCCTTATCGAGGGTCTGCTATGTTGAATCTGATCCACGATCCGTCGCCTTTCTAGTTGCGGCTATAATAACAGCATCATATATGCCGCTATTAATCTGGCGCGGATTGCCAACAGATAAGCGCAACTTACACGCCACGTCCATAACATTCATTATGAGCGCAGCGTTCAGCCAAAACAAGGTTTCCCTGTCGTGAGGGCTCACAGAGCTTCCTCAAGCCCGTCATCAACAAAACCAAGAGAATCTGTCTCCACTTTTACGTCCTGATACTCATAACAGGCACTAAGGATGCGGTTTTGGAGATCTTTGTCTGCCACAACCATGTTCTTGATATTCTGCTCGCCGCGTACTGGTGCGTCATTGCCGAAACACCACATTTGTGGATTTTCGCGACCGGTTTCAGGATTAACTGGATGCCTGATTACGCCTAGCGCTTTTGCCAGTTCGAATATCTCGCCGCCGGTGTCGATGACGCCAAGATCATAGTGAAAAGTAAACTCGGCCTGGCGGGCGGGTGCGCCCATGCGATTCTTCTTGACCTTAACACGAACTTTATGGCCAACCTGTGCAGCAGCGCCGGTAATTGTCTCACCGTGCTCAATCACGCCTTTCTTTGAGTCGACGCGGGTGATCTCAAGCATCAAATCCGCAGCATGCTTGAGGGCGTGACCCTCAGAGATAACGTATGGGTTGCGGAGAGCCTTCATTGGATCCATTTGCGCAGTTACCTGCTGTATAAAGAAAGTCAACAACTTATGCTCTGCGATTACAGGTATGACGAGTTTAAGAGCGCTGCCGAGATACTGGGAACCGCTGCCGCCCATAATCTGATCAGTGGTTTGCTTGCGGACGTCTTTTGGATATCTGATTGCCTTGATTGAATCAATCACAATGGCCTTAATTGGTGCGCCATCTTGAATCAATTCAAGCATCTCGCCGCCAATATAATCAAAGATTTTGATCGGATCATTTGATTTTCTGACTACGAGACGATCCGGATCACCGCCCAACTTGGTGAACATCTGCGCATTAAACGAGTATTCGGCGTCAAACCAGATAGCAAGCGCCTCTGGGTCTCGTCTCTGCATCTCAATTAGACCCATCATAGCAAGCATAGACTTACCGGATGACTCTGGTCCGTAAAGAATATTCACCTTGCTAGGAAGAAAGCCTCCCTGGCAGGTTGCCCAGTTTAAAGATGGGCTCCAAGATGGTATTGGATCAGGTCTTTGCATCTTTAGTTTAGATGCGGCGACTCCAAGATCTGATGTTAATTTAGACATCCATTTATTAGTACTCATACCAATTTCCTTTATTTCATCCCTTCCCAGGGCGTCATGTAACCGTCTTCTGACAACTTTTTGACGGCATCGATTGCGAATCTAAACTCTTGAACCTTGTTTCTCAACAGCAAAGATAGAGCTTGAGCTCTCGCGTATATATCTTTAGCTCTCTGAACATCAGGGTCTAAGGCAACATAGGCCTTACGCGACTCAACCGTGGGCTTTTCCCCTTTAACCTTAAAATAATCCGGTGCTCGGTCAAGATACGCGATAGCCTCTGCCGTATCCAAAGCTGCCTTAGCGTTGAGTTCGGCTTGGACTGCTTTCGCGTGCATCACGGATGACACATCGTAGGCGATGATGAAGTCCCGCAGATACACGGGAGCCATCATCTTGTTAAAGCCTTGGCCAATATCGCTCAGCTTGCGAGAAAAAGCTGCTATATGCTTTAGGTCGATCGAGTCCAGATTAGACTCGATGACCTGAAGATCGTGACTCACGATTCACCTCAATTGTCGAGGAGTGACTCTGCGAATGCGAAAATTTCGTCGTCAGATGACGGCTGCTTAACACTCTTCGCTGGCGCTGCGACTTTTTTAGTCTTGGCGACTGCAGGGACTTCCTGCTCATCATCCTCATCGTCAAAGCGAATATTCAGGGGCTTCTTGACTGGCGCCTTATATTCTTCAACTTCCTCGTCTTCAACCCTTGCGGTCTTTACCGCTTTAACAGGCTTAGGCGCCTCAACTTCAACCTCGAAACCTTCGACTTGGAGCTCGGGGTATTGAGCGTAAAGGTTTGCAAGATTAGCCATGAGGACTTCTTTGAGTTCCTCATATGAATGAGGCTTGTAAAGAGTCGTAAGATCGTATCCCAGGCTGTCGTAGTTGTCTACGACGTTGGTTGGAAGAGGATCTCTATCGTCAACCCAGACGATACCTTCAGATGTTTTCTTCTTGGTTTGGTTTTTAGCCACGGAATATTCGGTGTTCGTACCCTCGCCATCGCGACGGATTTTAAACCAGATACCAGCGTCATCTGGCTCAGAAGCTAGCGAGGTTGGATCTTGGCCGTAATCCGTAACGTACTGCATCATCTGCTTCTTCATTGCATCATGGGCAGTCTTTTTCAACTCAAGCAGTCCTACTTCACCTGCTTTGTTGCAGGCGTTGTAGATGTACGTAGCTTTGGGTTTGATAGTCCAAAGAACATCCGCGTAAGGTTTTAGAGCCTCTTTCAGCTCATCGCGTGATGCGCCGCGGTTCTTGAGGGATGCCTCAAGCGCTTCCCTTTTCTTCTCGACCAGGGAGACATACTCAGAAACCGGACACGCAGAATCTGTCGCGAATGAGCGCGGAGATGCGTATGGGCGACGTCGGCCGGTTTGCGGGTCTGCGAGCCAGGCGATA